CTCCCATTCAAACCTACATGCAAGATACACCATTTAACACTGTTAAACCAAATTTAATTTACAACAAACAGTTAATATATTGTTAAAGAATATGAAATACAATGCAGCACTGCATTTGCCGCCATAAATAAAATATCAATATCCCCCTTCCATATAACTATTGCACCCATGCTTTAACCCGTGAACCAATGGCAAGCAACCGGCCTGCAATACTTTACAAACTAAACAACAAAGCAAATAGCAACGTTAATAATTGATCAGTAACACCTGGAATCTTTTAAAGAGATTGTTTTGCCGTAAAAAACTTGATGCTGTAAAAACTTTTTCAAAACCCTTTGCGAAACCCACGCCGCCAAATCGCTACGCCACGTCGGGGGGTTAATTAGAAGGGGTAGGAATTTTAAAATTTGGATTGGGGGGGCGGCGGAGGGTTAGTTAAGGAATTAAATTTTAAAAATTGGGGCGGCGATTTGAATGGATGAAGAAGGGGATTTAAAAAATAGATAGGCAGCGGCGTTTATGTGGGTGAAGTGGAATAAATGCTTTATTTTTAAGGTGTTTATTTAATTCATCGGAAGTTTGGCCGGGCATTTTTATGTCTGGCTTTGTTTTTTTGTATTATATTTGAATTCATCTTTCATTTATTGTTTATTTATTCGCGAGATACCGCCTCCTTGTTGGCGGTATTTTTATTTTAAAAATAAATTTGGTGGTATCATGTGGTAATTTGTATCTTTGAAAAATGAACAACGAAACAATAAGTGTACGGATTAGTAAGTCCACACATCAGAAAATCAAAAAACATACTGAAAAAAGGAAACAAAGTATAACTGGCTTTTTAGATTTGGCGGTGTCAGAAAAAATAAAAGCAGATAAACTGAGCGAAAAAATCCTTAAATCCTCAACCAGTAAATAAATTTTTTATGGAAACAAAATACATAATTGCTTTAGGAATTTATGTGATCGGTGTTCTGTTTGTGTATGGGATATTGTATTTCATCGCTTTGGGCAACGATACATTTGATGATTATTCTTTTTGGAACAAAGAGCCTACTCTAAGTAAAGTTTCATTCAGGCAAAAGGTTGGTATATTCTTAATATCGTTAAGTAGTTGGCTGTTTTTTATCGGCTGCCTTGTAATAGAATGTGTTGAAAAAATAAAAGCATATTTCGCTTCATCAAACTAAAAAATAAATAAACAATGATTACAGGAAACGAACCGGCTATGCCTGCTAAAGTTGATGAATATGATAATTTTTTGGGTGACATCACAACAAATACGACAGGCTTAACTATTCGCCAAAAATTTGCAGCGATGGCTATGCAGGGTATATTATCAAGTTGCGATCCCGATAATAATCCATTTATAAGTCCAGTGGATTGCGCTGTACAATCTGTTAAATGTGCAGATGCTTTAATTAACGAATTAAATAAACAGCCATGAGCGACGAAGAAATGAAGCTAACAATTAAATCAACAATAATATTATTGCTTCGTATTGCGGGCATGATTATCTGCTTTCTTATAATCGTTTATATTCTGTTAAGCCTTACTGGTACCGATCTAAATTCTCCTTCTGAAATAATTAAAAACGTTTTTAAATGAAAAATCACAAATAAATAAACAAAAAAAACAAAAAGATGAAATTAAAAAAACTCGAAGTGTCTGCATTCGCAGGCATCAATCCAAACAGCCCTATTGTAATTGATTTTACACAAAGCAAATTTGTAGAAGTTAATGGTGATATGGGTGTAGGTAAAACAAGCCTTTTAAATGCGTTGTTGGTTGCTTGCGGGCAACTTAGCAAGGACAGCAACGATAAGGCTCTTGTGAATAAGGATAGCGGCAAAATAGACATTAATTTCTCCTTCGTTGGTAAAGACAAATACAACTACGAAGTGCGCTGTACAAAAAGTTCCTTTTCCCTTACTTACGAAGGTGAAGCCGTTCCGGAACCAATTACAAAAATGAAAGAATTACTTGGTGTTGTTGGCGTATCTCCTATGGATATTAAATTCAAACCACTTAAAGAAATTGTAAAGTGGCTGGCAGGTTACAGCAATAAAAGTGCAGAAGAATTTGAAGGACAATTGGCTAAATACAAAAGCGGAATTAAATCAGCAAGGGAAACAAGATCGGCGGCGAATAAATCAGTCAAAGGACTTACTGAATATTTAGACAATGAGGACTTGTTTATTAATTGGGAAGAAAGCGAAAAGAGGTACAGCAAAGAACCGGACATCAAAACATTGTCTGCCGAACTTGATAAAGCGGGTAAAAAATCTGATACATATATCCGTGCCGAAGAAAAACTGAAAAGACTGAAACAGGACAGGCCATCAATAGTTTCACGTATCGAAGAATTAAAAAAAGAACTTGCTCAAAAAGAAAATGAACTTGTTGAACATGATAGATCGGTGGCCGCGGGCGAAAAATATATCGAAGAAAACAAATCAGATAAAAAACAGTATGACGATGTAAAGAAGAAGTATGATTCAGCCGCCCAGGATGTTGTCAACTACAACAAATGGCAGGAAGTAAAAAGGAAGAAAAAAGAAAAGGATGAATTTGAAGACCTGTCACAAAAAGCCGATGCACAAGAAAAGAAACTTTTACAATCAGTTAAAGAATTACAGGCGGAAATACTGCCTGATATCAAAGGACTTGAATTGGTTACAGAAGACACCCATGAAGATGGAGTGATCAAGAAAGAAGGTTTGTATGTCAATGGTAAAAATACCGCACAATTAAGTGAATCTGAATTTTGGGCATTTGTTATGCAGGTATGGAAAAAATATAAAGTAAAGATTGTGGTTATTGACAACTATCAATCATTGGGAAGCAAGGCCGTCTCTATTCTTGAAGGATTATCAAAAGATGGTGCATATATTCTTGTCGCCCAAATGAACAGGGAACAAAAAACTTTACAGATAAATTATTAAACTATGAGTACAGATGACATAAAGGAGTTTCACAAACATTTCATTTATATAATTATTGATATTGTGCATTTGGGCAGCGATGAGTGGGAGTTTTGTTATACAATAAAGTATCTTCCAAAAGAAGCGCAGGATTTAAAACGTAGGAGTTCAAGTTTTAAAGAGGTTGAATCATTCGTATATTCAGGAGGCGCAACATACATGGGTGCTTGGGATGATTACGATGAATGCTTAAAACACGCAGTAGATCACGCAAATAAAATACTTAATACATGCCAGTAACTAAGACACTGCCAACGGAATGGAATTTAAGTTCTATATGGAATAATGCCGCCATGAAAGAGAACAGGGAACTTAAAAAAAGAGATTACATATATGCTTCCGAAATAGGAATGCCTCTTTGCGATCGGTGGCTTAAAATGAAAGCAGTTCCTTATACCAATCCTCCAAATAATAGAAGTTTGAGAAAATTTTTGGCGGGAAATATATGGGAACACACTACAAAGCAAATACTCATTGCATGTGGTGTTTACAGGCGTGAAGAAGTTAAGATTGATGCCCAGCCATATTCCGGTCTTTTAGAAGTACACGGACGCTGCGACTTTATTGCAGGCGGATATATTGATGAAGAACTTGCAATGATAAGAGTAAGGGAATTGAACCTGCCTGACTTTCTTTTTGTGGTAGCTGAAAGAATTATTTCTGCATTGCATGGCAGGCATTTGGCCGAAAAAATATTGGAGTTAAAAGCTGTATCAACATTTGCAATGGATAAAGTTGAAAGAGTAGGTGCGCCAATGCCAAACCATACGTTGCAAGGATATCATTACCAAAAAAACAGTAATGGTAAGATTCAGGCGGCAGTAAGCTATATCTGTAAGGATGATTGTAGAATGGCTCAATATGATGTGAATGGCGAAGTGACTGAACCATTATACAAAGGCGATATAGAGCGCATGACAGAAGCGTTTAAAAAGAAGAAACCGCCTATGCCGGAGCCTTTATGTGTATTCGATGTTTCTGTGGGAAAGTTTAGTAAAAATTTTGGAGTAGAATACAGCCCATATTTAACACATTTGTATGGATTCAAAGACCCTGACGAATACCGGAACAATGTAAGTTTTATTGATAAATGGAACCGTACATTGACACGTATGGCACTCATTGAATCCGGCGCAAAAACTCCTACAGGAAAGCCGATAACAATTACAACAAAAAATATTGAATGTAAACAGGAAATTAATAAGTCAGGATTTGATTTTAACGCATGCCTGGAAATGAAAATAAAATTGGGCGTGCAAGAAGACACAGAAGAAATGCAGTAGTAAAAACGGTAATCGGTATTATACAGATATAAACCATTAATAATTATTAAAAATAAAAAATCAAACAAAATATGAGCAAGTCAAAAAAATTGTACATTCTTGATAGCCCCCGAATTGATACATTATATTTTTTATCAAAAAAATCGTTAAAAATTATCCTCAATAAGTGGCTACAAGGCAACAGGCAGGTAGTGACAGAGTATAATATGTGTAATCGTCCTGAAAAGACACAAAAGATGTCATTAGAGCAAATCTACAAGGAAGCCCTTAATTCAGAGTCAGGAGATGGCGCGGAGATATTCTTTCCAACAGAGTACAGAGACGGTAAAATTTACAATTCAGAACACTATGGAATGGTAAAAGTGTCTATACGTAAAGTTTATTTTTAAACAAATTTAAAATGCCAAAGTATTTATGACCACAAAAGCAACAGAAGATTTTCCTGAAATTGAATGGGAAGATTTAAAACAAGACTTACTGTGTAGCGATGTAGAGGAAAGAGAAGAAATTTACCTTACAACAGGCATGGACAAAGAAGGTGTTTTATATTTTGGAAGTGCTGTATTTGTTTGCGGCGAATTTGAAGGTATAAAAGATATTGATAAAGTAATTAAAGTAATTTCTCAACCTAAAATAAAATAAAAACAATGTCAAGAAAAAAAGCAGAATACGAGCCAATGGATTTATATGACTTCATAGAAACGGAGGCTTCAATACATTGTAGTAATTGTGGCGAAGAAGATATTACTATGGGAGAAGGCAGCGAAGATCATTTTTTTGAAAAAGGTTGGAGAGCAACAAAGAAAGGAAACGTTTATTGTCCTGAATGTGCAAGTAAAAAATTAAAATAGTAGCATGATTACCCCAGAACAAAAATTAGAACATCCCTAAAGGTTCTTGTACTTTATGGGAATTTCCTAATGCGACATTACCCTCCAATGTTTTAACCCCGCGACCTATCTAAACAAATAAAAAAGTCAATAATTTAAAAAAAACAAAAAAAACAATGAGAAAGTCAGTAGCTAAAAAATTAAGAAAAGAAGCTGGTGCGCAAACAAGCACTTCAAACAAATTAGAATATAAGTTCCTTAAAAAAGAACACATGCACACAGAAGTGAATCCTAAACTTAAAAGATCGGCACGTCAGGCAAGGATTGGCAAGATTTGGACTTCAACTTCTACTATAAGTGAAGTACCTAAACATAAAAGAAAAATAGCGAGAAAATTAAAAGCGTAAATCATGTTGACTAAAGAAGAAAGAAGGAATAAGCATCTTAAAAAAGATATAGGATGGACGGAAGGTGCAATGTTATCAATGGACGAATATGCTGCTCAAAAATCTATTGAATTTGCCGAATGGTTAAGCGGTGAAGGTTATCAACAATATGACGGTAAAGACAGGTGGGTTGCACCACACAATAGCAATGATGTTTATGAAACCCCACAGCTTTATAAAATGTTTTTAAAAACAATAACCCATGTTAAGTAAAGAAGAAATCTTAAAGTGCCCTTTTTGCAATGGAGAACCCGTTTTAACTGAAAGAGGAAATTCATATTCTAAGAAAAGAAGCACAGAGATAAAATGTACAAACTGTGGCGTTGAAATGATTGTTGGCGCTATCAGCAATTCTTTGGAGTGGTGCAGAGAAACAGTAATTTAAAAATGGAATAAAAGAGAATACACAAGTCAGGATAAAGATGAATTAATAAAATGGATTGAAGGGAAAGTAAAAGAGTATGATGCTATTTCTGAAAGCAAAACAGGAACTATTGGAAGCTATTACTTAGGCAAAGCAAGTGGCATAAATGAAGTAAAATTCTTCCTTACGATAGAAAGCAATAATAATGAAAGTAATATTCAAAGGCAATAAAGAACCTTGCATACAATACGAAGTAAAGAACAGTAACGAAGTAATTGAATTTAATGAAATGATGGATAAGTACGCCCCACACATTGAAATTGAAACTCTTGGCCTGGTTCCAAAAGAATTACTTACAGAAGCCACACACCCGGATAATATTAATGCAACCGATATTGCAGTTTATTTAACCAACGGATAAAAAAATTAAACAATGAGAACAGATACAGATAAGAATAGCAGCATAATTAATTATACCACATGGATGAACAACAGATATTATCTGATTACCCAATCTGAAACAGTAGAACACAATACAGTTAAATTTATAAACGATGGTGGCGTTGATGGTATTAAAAAGGATTTAGAAAGACTTTTAACGGCTTCTGAAAATATATTTAAGAGAATAAGTTCTGTATTAACAGAATTAAACGAAATAAAACATATATGAATTTGAATGTTGACTTAGAAGTTGAAAGCTGCGTTTACAAACTTTGGTATGGCGACAAATACCTAATCGTGAAGGGTAAAACTCTTTCAGGATCAATTTATCTTATCGAGAAGGGGTATGCCGCTTTTATTGCTGCCGGTGGTGGAACAGGACATCAATCAGGAGGAAGCGGCCAGAATGAATGGGATGGCGTAAATTCCTACTATTTTAAGTTTTACAGGTATATGCACAAGAATCCAAACCTTAACGCCAGAATCGAAATACTACTTGAATCAAATAATGCCTACGAATTGCTTAAAACAGAGCAAATACAGCTTCAAGATTGCATCCGTGATAAAAACTGCCTCAATAGCAACTTAAACGCCTACATTCCAAAGTATAGGGCTAAAACAAAGTGTTACGGATGGATTAACAAAGGTTCTGTCCTGGCATTTCAAAAATTTATGAAAAATTCATAGGTATTCTATCTCAATAAAGCCTTTTCCATCGTACCACCTCTTACTTGCTCTATAATCCCAAATAGCGTTGTCCTGTTTAAACAATCCGTCTTCAAATGCTTTGATCAGGTTTGATAAATCAGGCATACTTTTCTTTGGCTCAAAATTCATTTGAAGCCTTTTCTTTTTACCCCAACTTTTCGGCATTGGCATATAAAACTTTATCCAGATATTAGATAGAGGCATTTCAAAACCCACTCTTTCAGCCTCCAATTTTAATTCCGCTTTGTAGTTATTATATTTCTCAAGCTGCATTCTTCTTTTATATAATGATGGATATTTTGCTTTTGACACTTCTTTCGGAACCCGGAAGCATATAGCATCTCCTTTTGTACTTCTTGTGTGAGTTGAAGGGCAAATCATAAGTCGGATTATTTTTTTATCCTTTCCAAATGTTGGTATCATGTTTGTTATGGTTTATTTAGTATGTTTGTGTATAATAATATTATTATACACAAACATACTAAATAAACCATAACAAACATGATACCAACATTTGGAAAGGATAAAAAAATAATCCGACTTATGATTTGCCCTTCAACTCACACAAGAAGTACAAAAGGAGATGCTATATGCTTCCGGGTTCCGAAAGAAGTGTCAAAAGCAAAATATCCATCATTATATAAAAGAAGAATGCAGCTTGAGAAATATAATAACTACAAAGCGGAATTAAAATTGGAGGCTGAAAGAGTGGGTTTTGAAATGCCTCTATCTAATATCTGGATAAAGTTTTATATGCCAATGCCGAAAAGTTGGGGTAAAAAGAAAAGGCTTCAAATGAATTTTGAGCCAAAGAAAAGTATGCCTGATTTATCAAACCTGATCAAAGCATTTGAAGACGGATTGTTTAAACAGGACAACGCTATTTGGGATTATAGAGCAAGTAAGAGGTGGTACGATGGAAAAGGCTTTATTGAGATAGAATACCTATGAATTTTTCATAAATTTTTGAAATGCCAGGACAGAACCTTTGTTAATCCATCCGTAACACTTTGTTTTAGCCCTATACTTTGGAATGTAGGCGTTTAAGTTGCTATTGAGGCAGTTTTTATCACGGATGCAATCTTGAAGCTGTATTTGCTCTGTTTTAAGCAATTCGTAGGCATTATTTGATTCAAGTAGTATTTCGATTCTGGCGTTAAGGTTTGGATTCTTGTGCATATACCTGTAAAACTTAAAATAGTAGGAATTTACGCCATCCCATTCATTCTGGCCGCTTCCTCCTGATTGATGTCCTGTTCCACCACCGGCAGCAATAAAAGCGGCATACCCCTTCTCGATAAGATAAATTGATCCTGAAAGAGTTTTACCCTTCACGATTAGGTATTTGTCGCCATACCAAAGTTTGTAAACGCAGCTTTCAACTTCTAAGTCAACATTCAAATTCATATATGTTTTATTTCGTTTAATTCTGTTAATACAGAACTTATTCTCTTAAATATATTTTCAGAAGCCGTTAAAAGTCTTTCTAAATCCTTTTTAATACCATCAACGCCACCATCGTTTATAAATTTAACTGTATTGTGTTCTACTGTTTCAGATTGGGTAATCAGATAATATCTGTTGTTCATCCATGTGGTATAATTAATTATGCTGCTATTCTTATCTGTATCTGTTCTCATTGTTTAATTTTTTTATCCGTTGGTTAAATAAACTGCAATATCGGTTGCATTAATATTATCCGGGTGTGTGGCTTCTGTAAGTAATTCTTTTGGAACCAGGCCAAGAGTTTCAATTTCAATGTGTGGGGCGTACTTATCCATCATTTCATTAAATTCAATTACTTCGTTACTGTTCTTTACTTCGTATTGTATGCAAGGTTCTTTATTGCCTTTGAATATTACTTTCATTATTATTGCTTTCTATCGTAAGGAAGAATTTTACTTCATTTATGCCACTTGCTTTGCCTAAGTAATAGCTTCCAATAGTTCCTGTTTTGCTTTCAGAAATAGCATCATACTCTTTTACTTTCCCTTCAATCCATTTTATTAATTCATCTTTATCCTGACTTGTGTATTCTCTTTTATTCCATTTTTAAATTACTGTTTCTCTGCACCACTCCAAAGAATTGCTGATAGCGCCAACAATCATTTCAACGCCACAGTTTGTACATTTTATCTCTGTGCTTCTTTTCTTAGAATATGAATTTCCTCTTTCAGTTAAAACGGGTTCTCCATTGCAAAAAGGGCACTTTAAGATTTCTTCTTTACTTAACATGGGTTATTGTTTTTAAAAACATTTTATAAAGCTGTGGGGTTTCATAAACATCATTGCTATTGTGTGGTGCAACCCACCTGTCTTTACCGTCATATTGTTGATAACCTTCACCGCTTAACCATTCGGCAAATTCAATAGATTTTTGAGCAGCATATTCGTCCATTGATAACATTGCACCTTCCGTCCATCCTATATCTTTTTTAAGATGCTTATTCCTTCTTTCTTCTTTAGTCAACATGATTTACGCTTTTAATTTTCTCGCTATTTTTCTTTTATGTTTAGGTACTTCACTTATAGTAGAAGTTGAAGTCCAAATCTTGCCAATCCTTGCCTGACGTGCCGATCTTTTAAGTTTAGGATTCACTTCTGTGTGCATGTGTTCTTTTTTAAGGAACTTATATTCTAATTTGTTTGAAGTGCTTGTTTGCGCACCAGCTTCTTTTCTTAATTTTTTAGCTACTGACTTTCTCATTGTTTTTTTTGTTTTTTTTAAATTATTGACTTTTTTATTTGTTTAGATAGGTCGCGGGGTTAAAACATTGGAGGGTAATGTCGCATTAGGAAATTCCCATAAAGTACAAGAACCTTTAGGGATGTTCTAATTTTTGTTCTGGGGTAATCATGCTACTATTTTAATTTTTTACTTGCACATTCAGGACAATAAACGTTTCCTTTCTTTGTTGCTCTCCAACCTTTTTCAAAAAAATGATCTTCGCTGCCTTCTCCCATAGTAATATCTTCTTCGCCACAATTACTACAATGTATTGAAGCCTCCGTTTCTATGAAGTCATATAAATCCATTGGCTCGTATTCTGCTTTTTTTCTTGACATTGTTTTTATTTTATTTTAGGTTGAGAAATTACTTTAATTACTTTATCAATATCTTTTATACCTTCAAATTCGCCGCAAACAAATACAGCACTTCCAAAATATAAAACACCTTCTTTGTCCATGCCTGTTGTAAGGTAAATTTCTTCTCTTTCCTCTACATCGCTACACAGTAAGTCTTGTTTTAAATCTTCCCATTCAATTTCAGGAAAATCTTCTGTTGCTTTTGTGGTCATAAATACTTTGGCATTTTAAATTTGTTTAAAAATAAACTTTACGTATAGACACTTTTACCATTCCATAGTGTTCTGAATTGTAAATTTTACCGTCTCTGTACTCTGTTGGAAAGAATATCTCCGCGCCATCTCCTGACTCTGAATTAAGGGCTTCCTTGTAGATTTGCTCTAATGACATCTTTTGTGTCTTTTCAGGACGATTACACATATTATACTCTGTCACTACCTGCCTGTTGCCTTGTAGCCACTTATTGAGGATAATTTTTAACGATTTTTTTGATAAAAAATATAATGTATCAATTCGGGGGCTATCAAGAATGTACAATTTTTTTGACTTGCTCATATTTTGTTTGATTTTTTATTTTTAATAATTATTAATGGTTTATATCTGTATAATACCGATTACCGTTTTTACTACTGCATTTCTTCTGTGTCTTCTTGCACGCCCAATTTTATTTTCATTTCCAGGCATGCGTTAAAATCAAATCCTGACTTATTAATTTCCTGTTTACATTCAATATTTTTTGTTGTAATTGTTATCGGCTTTCCTGTAGGAGTTTTTGCGCCGGATTCAATGAGTGCCATACGTGTCAATGTACGGTTCCATTTATCAATAAAACTTACATTGTTCCGGTATTCGTCAGGGTCTTTGAATCCATACAAATGTGTTAAATATGGGCTGTATTCTACTCCAAAATTTTTACTAAACTTTCCCACAGAAACATCGAATACACATAAAGGCTCCGGCATAGGCGGTTTCTTCTTTTTAAACGCTTCTGTCATGCGCTCTATATCGCCTTTGTATAATGGTTCAGTCACTTCGCCATTCACATCATATTGAGCCATTCTACAATCATCCTTACAGATATAGCTTACTGCCGCCTGAATCTTACCATTACTGTTTTTTTGGTAATGATATCCTTGCAACGTATGGTTTGGCATTGGCGCACCTACTCTTTCAACTTTATCCATTGCAAATGTTGATACAGCTTTTAACTCCAATATTTTTTCGGCCAAATGCCTGCCATGCAATGCAGAAATAATTCTTTCAGCTACCACAAAAAGAAAGTCAGGCAGGTTCAATTCCCTTACTCTTATCATTGCAAGTTCTTCATCAATATATCCGCCTGCAATAAAGTCGCAGCGTCCGTGTACTTCTAAAAGACCGGAATATGGCTGGGCATCAATCTTAACTTCTTCACGCCTGTAAACACCACATGCAATGAGTATTTGCTTTGTAGTGTGTTCCCATATATTTCCCGCCAAAAATTTTCTCAAACTTCTATTATTTGGAGGATTGGTATAAGGAACTGCTTTCATTTTAAGCCACCGATCGCAAAGAGGCATTCCTATTTCGGAAGCATATATGTAATCTCTTTTTTTAAGTTCCCTGTTCTCTTTCATGGCGGCATTATTCCATATAGAACTTAAATTCCATTCCGTTGGCAGTGTCTTAGTTACTGGCATGTATTAAGTATTTTATTTGCGTGATCTACTGCGTGTTTTAAGCATTCATCGTAATCATCCCAAGCACCCATGTATGTTGCGCCTCCTGAATATACGAATGATTCAACCTCTTTAAAACTTGAACTCCTACGTTTTAAATCCTGCGCTTCTTTTGGAAGATACTTTATTGTATAACAAAACTCCCACTCATCGCTGCCCAAATGCACAATATCAATAATTATATAAATGAAATGTTTGTGAAACTCCTTTATGTCATCTGTACTCATAGTTTAATAATTTATCTGTAAAGTTTTTTGTTCCCTGTTCATTTGGGCGACAAGAATATATGCACCATCTTTTGATAATCCTTCAAGAATAGAGACGGCCTTGCTTCCCAATGATTGATAGTTGTCAATAACCACAATCTTTACTTTATATTTTTTCCATACCTGCATAACAAATGCCCAAAATTCAGATTCACTTAATTGTGCGGTATTTTTACCATTGACATACAAACCTTCTTTCTTGATCACTCCATCTTCATGGGTGTCTTCTGTAACCAATTCAAGTCCTTTGATATCAGGCAGTATTTCCGCCTGTAATTCTTTAACTGATTGTAAAAGTTTCTTTTCTTGTGCATCGGCTTTTTGTGACAGGTCTTCAAATTCATCCTTTTCTTTTTTCTTCCTTTTTACTTCCTGCCATTTGTTGTAGTTGACAACATCCTGGGCGGCTGAATCATACTTCTTCTTTACATCGTCATACTGTTTTTTATCTGATTTGTTTTCTTCGATATATTTTTCGCCCGCGGCCACCGATCTATCATGTTCAACAAGTTCATTTTCTTTTTGAGCAAGTTCTTTTTTTAATTCTTCGATACGTGAAACTATTGATGGCCTGTCCTGTTTCAGTCTTTTCAGTTTTTCTTCGGCACGGATATATGTATCAGATTTTTTACCCGCTTTATCAAGTTCGGCAGACAATGTTTTGATGTCCGGTTCTTTGCTGTACCTCTTTTCGCTTTCTTCCCAATTAATAAACAAGTCCTCATTGTCTAAATATTCAGTAAGTCCTTTGACTGATTTATTCGCCGCCGATCTTGTTTCCCTTGCTGATTTAATTCCGCTTTTGTATTTAGCCAATTGTCCTTCAAATTCTTCTGCACTTTTATTGCTGTAACCTGCCAGCCACTTTACAATTTCTTTAAGTGGTTTGAATTTAATATCCATAGGAGATACGCCAACAACACCAAGTAATTCTTTCATTTTTGTAATTGGTTCCGGAACGGCTTCACCTTCGTAAGTAAGGGAAAAGGAACTTTTTGTACAGCGCACTTCGTAGTTGTATTTGTCTTTACCAACGAAGGAGAAATTAATGTCTATTTTGCCGCTATCCTTATTCACAAGAGCCTTATCGTTGCTGTCCTTGCTAAGTTGCCCGCAAGCAACCAACAACGCATTTAAAAGGCTTGTTTTACCTACACCCATATCACCATTAACTTCTACAAATTTGCTTTGTGTAAAATCAATTACAATAGGGCTGTTTGGATTGATGCCTGCGAATGCAGACACTTCGAGTTTTTTTAATTTCATCTTTTTGTTTTTTTTGTTTATTTATTTGTGATTTTTCATTTAAAAACGTTTTTAATTATTTCAGAAGGAGAATTTAGATCGGTACCAGTAAGGCTTAACAGAATATAAACGATTATAAGAAAGCAGATAATCATGCCCGCAATACGAAGCAATAATATTATTGTTGATTTAATTGTTAGCTTCATTTCTTCGTCGCTCATGGCTGTTTATTTAATTCGTTAATTAAAGCATCTGCACATTTAACAGATTGTACAGCGCAATCCACTGGACTTATAAATGGATTATTATCGGGATCGCAACTTGATAATATACCCTGCATAGCCATCGCTGCAAATTTTTGGCGAATAGTTAAGCCTGTCGTATTTGTTGTGATGTCACCCAAAAAATTATCATATTCATCAACTTTAGCAGGCATAGCCGGTTCGTTTCCTGTAATCATTGTTTATTTATTTTTTAGTTTGATGAAGCGAAATATGCTTTTATTTTTTCAACACATTCTATTACAAGGCAGCCGATAAAAAACAGCCAACTACTTAACGATATTAAGAATATACCAACCTTTTGCCTGAATGAAACTTTACTTAGAGTAGGCTCTTTGTTCCAAAAAGAATAATCATCAAATGTATCGTTGCCCAAAGCGATGAAATACAATATCCCATACACAAACAGAACACCGATCACATAAATTCCTAAAGCAATTATGTATTTTGTTTCCATAAAAAATTTATTTACTGGTTGAGGATTTAAGGATTTTTTCGCTCAGTTTATCTGCTTTTATTTTTTCTGACACCGCCAAATCTAAAAAGCCAGTTATACTTTGTTTCCTTTTTTCAGTATGTTTTTTGATTTTCTGATGTGTGGACTTACTAATCCGTACACTTATTGTTTCGTTGTTCATTTTTCAAAGATACAAATTACCACATGATACCACCAAATTTATTTTTAAAATAAAAATACCGCCAACAAGGAGGCGGTATCTCGCGAATAAATAAACAATAAATGAAAGATGAATTCAAATATAATACAAAAAAACAAAGCCAGACATAAAAATGCCCGGCCAAACTTCCGATGAATTAAATAAACACCTTAAAAATAAAGCATTTATTCCACTTCACCCACATAAACGCCGCTGCCTATCTATTTTTTAAATCCCCTTCTTCATCCATTCAAATCGCCGCCCCAATTTTTAAAATTTAATTCCTTAACTAACCCTCCGCCGCCCCCCCAATCCAAATTTTAAAATTCCTACCCCTTCTAATTAACCCCCCGACGTGGCGTAGCGATTTGGCGGCGTGGGTTTCGCAAAGGGTTTTGAAAAAGTTTTTACAGCATCAAGTTTTTTACGGCAAAACAATCTCTTTAAAAGATTCCAGGTGTTACTGATCAATTATTAACGTTGCTATTTGCTTTGTTGTTTAGTTTGTAAAGTATTGCAGGCCGGTTGCTTGCCATTGGTTCACGGGTTAAAGCATGGGTGCAATAGTTATATGGAAGGGGGATATTGATATTTTATTTATGGCGGCAAATGCAGTGCTGCATTGTATTTCATATTCTTTAACAATATATTAACTGTTTGTTGTAAATTAAATTTGGTTTAACAGTGTTAAATGGTGTATCTTGCATGTAGGTTTGAATGGGAG